CCTAAATGCCCGTTCTAAGTCGGTGAATGCAAAAAGAAATGCTTTCTGAACTAACTCGTCTCCGGCATATCTAGTCTTAAGTCGCTCATAATCCATACCACCTGTTCTAATGTTACTTATAGTTCTTGCAACATACAAATTAGAATCACGATATGTTACATACAGGTTCATACCATCTAGTTTCTCAGTTACACCACCATTGATAGTTATCTCACCAGATAGACCAAGACGAAATAGTTCTTTCATATCACCGAAAGTCAGATCAAAATCTTCAAATGGATGAGACATGTGTCCTGCAGCACCGCCCTCGTTTATCATTGAATTATCTTCTTTTACAACTTCACTGAATACCTCACTCCAAAACTCGCGTTTTACTACGGAAAGTCTTTTTGTCTCTGAATCCACATTTTCAGGTAGGAGATTTATGTTGAACTTTTTAGCAAGTTGAATGATTACGGGTATCATCAGCATTGTACCTGGAATAGGAATTGCAGCAATAGCACCCAATCCAAGTAACTTAGCATTGTCTTTCATTTGTTTCTGAAAGATACTTTTCTCACTGGCTGTCAGTTTTCGTGTCTTGATATACTTTTGTATGATCGGTAGTAGATCTTTTGTATCACCGTATTCCTTCTTGATAGTATCAAAGAACATATCAGTTTGTTGTTGAGACATGTTCAATAGTACTCTCATCCACTCATCAAGTGATTCTTTGATGTTACCACGGTTGGTGTTGAATTTAGCAATCACGGTATTGAAAATACCGGCGTCGAACCAACCCATTATAGACTTGAATCTCGATTTCAATAGAGATAGTTTTGCACTTCTATCACCGAGCGCTTGACGAATAGTTGTACCTGACATTTCTCCGTACTCTGGTATATCCAGTTTGATGTGTGGTGCTAGAACATAGTAGACGTATGGATTTTCTAAGTCTTTTACTGGAACACGTGTTGTTTCATTATATGCCATCATACGCTTTAGTTGCTTCATACGATCTTTGTCTTTTTCACCCACCATATAAATGAGTACAGTTGTTTTCGGATCAAAGTTCATCTTCGTCATGAATTCAGCGATGTTATATGGTCTAACAACTTGAATAACATTCTGCACACCGTGTTTTTTTATGATCTTCTTCTTTTCTTCGAAATTCAGAGGTGACCGTTGTGGATCTACTTTGTTTGACGTTAGTACGTAGGTGTTATTCTTACCGAACTTTTTTGCCAACCATTCGTATGCTAGACGATGGTGTGCCCCCATCGGTTGAAAACGACCGGGATACACCGCTACAACATTCAAGTCAGAGTTCTCTTCTTCATTGAATAGTTGTAGTTTTAGTTCGTTGATTATCGATTCTATGAGTCTATTCATATGTTATTCTGGTTTAGTTGGCCAAATGATGTTGAATGGATCTCTTTGTAAAGTGATGTCTCTAAGAGATTGACGATATGTTATCCACTCTGCTTTCTTTTCTTCTGTAAGTGGTGAATCTGGCAACTGTGTCCAGTCACATTCTTCCAAGTATCTGTTTCTTTCGTTCCGAACGTTTTCCCACATTTGATTGGTCTCTTGATCTAATTCTTCCTGTGTTTTTTCACGAACTTGCTCATACTGAACAACTTCGTTTCCTTCTACCACAAATGTTTGACCCGTAACTATACTTGTTTCGGTCTTGTTTGGATTTGGAACAAAACGAACAGGATACCACCCATACTCTAATACCTTTTCTTGTGGAAGAAGATAGAAATTAGAAACGTTATGGGCATTCTTTGGAAGTGGTCGTGGGTATCCTTGAACTTGACCGTCTACTACTTGTATGTAATCCACACTAATACCTCAATAAAAGAAAAGACATATAGTATAAATATGTCTTTTTCTCATTTACCATCAATAATATGACCCATCGTCTATGACCTCGTTCTTTTTTCGTAGAGCAGCTATACCTTGACCACGCCATTCTACGTCAACAAGATCATAGTATTTTAGTGTCATCTGATAATCAGGTCTGTTGAAGTCATGGATAAAGATGATTACATTCTCATCTATGACTTCCCAAATTGATTTTGCACAATACTTTCTTGCCCTACCGTCAATCAGAATCTTTGTGAACTTCAATCCCTTTTCTTTTGGATAGTTGATGTAGTCCTTGAATTGTTCGTAACGGCAAGGAATTGGTTGTGGTGAATGTGCTGGTATATGATGAAGTTCGATGTTTGTTGCACCATAAGCATCTATTACCTTACCCAACGAATTTATCCAATCAATATCGTGTTCGATTGAGATCACCTTTGAAACGATACCCGACCAGTATAGAGTTGAGTTACCACTTCCCCATTCAAGAAGTGTATCATCGGGAGTTAGAAACTTTTCAATGAACTTGTATTCCCACTCATTCATAAGTGGTCGGTATGACTCGAATTTATTAGCGGTTGTTATCATAGATGTCAAACACCTCCTTTACAACTTCATCAACTTCTGGAATGTAATCATATAAGGTCTTTCCTTCTGGGATTAGATCGATTGTATCTGTGTAGAATTCTGTGTGACGAATTTCTAGATCATCGAGAAGAAGTCCTTTACGAAGTGCCTTTGTTTTGTAGTATTGAGTTCCGTTACGGAAAGGAAGAATGTGATCTTCGTGTTTACACGTTGGGATAGTGACAATCCAATTATCGAATGCACCAGCGATATGAAGTGGTGAAGAATCGTTGGTAAGAAGACAACGTGATAATGAGATAAGAGACATCATCTCACCCAATGTTGTTAGATCACGGAGATCAATTCCGTCTTTTGGACATTGAATTGGAAGATAACCTTGTTTCTCATCAATCGTTTTACCAATGAGAACTACCGTAAGTTTTTCCGATAACTTGTCTACAATCTTTTGCCACCATTCTTGTGGTAGAGTTTTTGAAGGCCACCATTTTCCTGCATGAACTACTATAGTTGGTTTGTCTTTCTTCTTACCTTCTAACATATTCAGAACTGACATTGTATCGTCGGCTTCCAACTTCAATTTGATTGTCTTTTCATGATTAGGTATTGTTCTTTTTATCATTGACATTGATGCGAAGTCGGTAGGGTGAAAAAGAACGTGAGACATCTTATGTTCAGATTGATTATCTTCCGGACAAGTGTACATCGTCATTACCGCATCATTCATACCTTTCCATTGGTCATAATTGAAAACTGGACAAGAAAGATGTTCAAAAAGACGAGGAAAATGGGATACCACAAAAATATTAGCACCAGGATATAACTTCTGTGTATATCTAATCGCAGGTTCTGAACAAAGTTGGTCTCCCATACCGGCGGTTACTGAAATAAGAATGTTTCTCTTGTATTCATATCTTGGTGAATCCAATTCCCATTGTTCGATGTCTTTTTTCATTACATCCATTTGAATTTCTTTTGGTGCACCAGCATAATGAACCAAATATGAATCTAAACGTGATATACCACAGAACTTGTCCAATATATCCATTCGGTTGAACTTGTAATCTAAGTCAAACATATCAACACTATCATTGAGAATACGAAGGTTGATATATGGTTGGTCTGTTTCTACAAAGTCAATTCCCTTCGGTAACTTGAAGATTGGTTTGTGAATTCTAGATATAACCATTACACCCGAATTATAGAACTTTCCTTCCCATTTTTTCAAGGGTTCACCGTAGTATTCAGATGCTTGTTCAAGAAACTCAAATCTTGGTGTGTATCTTCCCTCATTGAACATACCCAATTTATTTTCAGGGACTATATCGAAAAGGTTAGGGGTATCCTCACGAACAAGAATATCAATATCCAAGTAAAGAATTCTACGATACTTGTTTAGAAGCTCGTGAATATGAAACTTATTCCACTTTTGTGTGATGTATTGTGGATTGAACTCGTTTATGTTTAGATAATCAGCACCAATCTTTTTAGCATATGCCTGAATTGATGGTGTTGTTAGTTTTGCAACTTCATTGTAATAGTCCCCGATTGAAATCGTTAGAAC